TATTCGCTTTCATCACAGGAGACACCTGGCCCGTCACGGGGTCCTGAACTAGTTCAGGATGGAGCAAGTTCTTTTGAATATCCTCATGGGCCGTCGCCAGGATTCGCTCGTGGTTCTGCGCGATTTGTTCCTTGGTTCCATCCTTGATGGCCGAGGTGTAAGCCCCGATGAGCGGTTGAAGGGCGTGCAGGTTGCCCTTACCTAGCTTCGCTTCGTGTTCCTGCGCGATACTCGCGGCGTAAGCCTGAACGTCGGTCTTGGCGAGACGCTCAGGGTCAGCCTTGAGGGCCTCCATCTTGTTCGTCAGGTCCGTCGCGGCGTCCTGCCCGAGCTTCTCGTTATAGAGATTCTGTAGGGCCTTAGTCCGCTGGTCTTGCTCAGCTTGCTTTGCGACACGAGCCTGGTGGTCCATCTCGAGCATTGTCCCTGTGAACTTTGAGAGTGCGTCGAGAATAGGGTTTGGGTTTAGGTCAGCCTTGCGAGCACCCATGGGCATACTTTGGGGAGACACAGTGACGCCCAGGGACACATCGGGCGCCACTTGCTGAGCCGTCTGTGAAGACGCAATCGAACCGACTGACTGTAGCGGGGCATCAAACTGTTTCATTTAGTTTCTCCAGGGTGCGTAAGAGATAGGGTCATTGGTCAGACCCATTGAGTTGAGAGCGTTAGGGTCCCAGTAGCTTGCGGACACGCGGGGGACACTCGCAGTGTTGCTTCCGAAAATTGACGGAGTTGTAGCCGGCGCCTTGGGGAACAGAGAGTCCTTAATGCCGCCACCATAGACCGTGAGGCCTTTCAGCGCGGTGTCCAGGAGAACCGTTGAATAAGACTGCTTTGCCGCCATCGACATATTCGCGTTGGCTGCCATTGCGTTACCCTGATTGAACCCCTGGAGCATGGTGCCCTCGCGGTTAATCTCCAGGTTGGTCAGGGCGTTACCCTCGGCCATCTGGGATTCACCAAATGCGCGGGTCAGATAGTTGCCACTCGCGGACGATTCGCCGGCAATCGTAGCGATGCCTGCCCGTTGCGCCCTAGCGCGTTCTGCGATGAGTGCAGCTTGTCCGGCGGCTGCCTTGTTCTGTTGTTCTTGCTGAACCGTCAGCTGAGCCTGTTGAACCCGCGCGGCGTTCTCAACGGCATCATTTTGCTTTTCGGCCATCTTGCGTTGTTGCTGGGCTTGCATCCCCGAGCTAATAGCGCTGACGGCGAGCATCCCAGCGGAGACTAAATCACACATGGTTGATACCTCATGAATTGGATGAATGGCTCACCGCTAAACTCGCGGTCTTCACCGAGCGAGAACCCGAGCCAGGTCAGCCATTGAATGCTGCGGGTGTTGTCTTTATGTACATAGTTTGTCAGTAGGGAAAAGCCGCGGGTCATCTCGTTGAGATACTTGCGTGAAGTCCTGCCAATAAACTGAGGGTGTTTCTCGAGTTCGTCAGACGCCAGGAGCCACGGACAGCCCAGCCCTGGGTGCGACTCGTAGGCACCAACGCCAAAGGCGGCGATAGGCTCACCACGCTTGGTTATTACCCAGGCCCGAGGGGACCGCTCAAAAGCGTTCTGTAGGGCTGCTTGGGGTGTTCTCCCCGAGACTGCATAAATTTCCTTTATGTCAATCGCGCGGAGCTGAATGAGGGATGCGTCCCCACTTTGAGGATGTCTAATAGAGAGCATGAAGGTTTCTTAAAGAAATCCCCCGCGTGAGCGGACCCAGAGGCGGGGGATATATTACTTAACGACTTACAGCCGAGGCGGACCACTGGACCGTATCTATGCTGGCTTGCTGAGGCGTATCGTTGATGAGCTTGACGCTGACTTGATGAGCCTTCGCCAGAACAGGCACCCGGAACACGCCTACTTCCTTCTGAATTTCCACGAAGTCCTGATAGTCAGTCCTTGGGTAGTCATAGCGGATTGTCGGGCGATGCAACGGAGTGACTTCCACAGCGAACTTGTATCCGTTGTGGTAATTCACATCGAGCCCGCGGAGCTGCAGGACATACCCTGGGCGGGGCATATCATTCTGGTCCCGCGGATAGAGCTGCGAGAACTCATAGACCATACTGTAGGAAAGACCCAGCTTCACCCCCGCGCTTGTCCAATCTCCGGACGCCTTGACGACACCCGGAGATACCACTTGGAGTTGCACAGGCTGACCTCCAGGGCCATAACCCTCAGTTGCCAACGCCTGGACAGCCCCTGTGTTGATGCTATAGGGGAGCTCCCAGCGCGTGAAGGACCCGTCGAAAGTGCCTTGCGGACTAACCTTGGCGTCAAACAACGCGTCGGCCACCATGTCGCCATCAGTGACGCCCAGTTGGGTATTCACATGGAACAGACACAGAGAGCCGTCGAAGTCGCCAACAAGGTTCAGGCGAGACGCCGTAAATCCTTGACCTACGATGGCAAACGGGAACACCCAGCGGCCCCAAGCCTCCTGAACCTTGGCGTTGTCCTTCCAGAGATACTTTAGGACATACAACGCCGTAGGCTCAGCGTCCGTGAGAACCGTGAGGATGTCCTCATTGATAGACACAGAGAGCTGCCGTACATCCTGAGGTACATACTTCGGGACATGGCTGGTCACCTCCGATGCTGAGCTTTGGAACCTGTCCGGGAGGACGTCATACTCATACAGCGCTGAGAACTTACCCCGGCGCGCCGAGAAGAACAAGGTCCGCCCCGAGCTAACCGGCTTGACCATTGGGTCCGTCTCAAACTCAGTCGAAGGCTGAACCACCAGCGTTTTCGGAGTAAGTGCCCCTTGCGCCGTCACCACGAACTGCATGGAGTCAGCGAACAGAAGCATCGTTGAGTTGAACGTCGCGGTGTTCCGCAGAGTTGCCACCTTTGCGCTCCCCACCTGGAAATCAATGGGGTCGTCATCGAGGACTTGCTTTGCGGACGTCGGCCAGAAATTGAAATAATCCCCAGCGTTGGACATCACGACTGAATCGCGCGTGAGGAACCCCAGGCGATTGCGAAACAGGAACACGTCGTGCACCGCGCGGCCCACGAATGAAGGACTTGGCGTGAGAATCTCATCGCCGCTTCCCCGGCGGGCCCAGTTGATAGCCTTGAATACGAACGACCCATCAGCCTTGCGGATGAGCGCGTGCGGCATAGACGAAGGGACCAGCGTGGAGCGAGCCCGCGGATACGCGCATTCTTCCCAGTAGCCCGACTCCTGCCCTTCCAGCGCTTTCCAGCCGCCATGGTCAATCACCTGTTGAGAAGTCCCTGAGGCAACATATTGAGAACCAACGGACTCGTCAGCAAGTTGTCCATCGAGGCCCGTCTTCTGTGTTGCGTCATGAGGGCTGGACCCTGTGACATAGTGCACGTAGTAGCCACCCGTCTCGTTGTCCCCCGCGACCTCAATGACCGTGCCCTCAACGAAACGCTCAGGAAGGTCGCTAAATGTGCGGACGCGGTTACGCATGACATAGAGAGCCTGGTTGCCCCAGGTGTCGCTATAGTCAAAATTCAGGCTGCCACCGTCGGTGCGCTTGACCATCAGGAGACTACCAAATCGTTGAACCTTAAATCCTCCCCAGAGAGCGATAGCGTTCCCCAGTTCTTCCGCAATGTTCTCGCTCTTGTAAGTCGCCGTCTCGTTTGTGTTGCCTGTGGTGTATGACGTCGCGTTTCCGCCGATACTCAGCCGATAGGTCTGCTCAGCTACGCCATTCTTAACATAGACGAACAGTGCGTCTTCGAGCGTAGGGTAGCCTTTTTGAACGGACACATAAGAGATATTGCAGGACACATCAAGGCGCCCCCCAGCAATCGGCGTCAGAACCAATGAATTACTGGACCGCGTGACGGACTCCAGGCCATACAGACCGGGGTTAGCCGACAGAGTGCTGTAGAAGTATGCCGCATAGTCTTCATTGGTCTTGTCCGAGCGCAGGTCTGTGCGCAGCACCTGGTCATTGACCGTCAGGATTACTTCAGAAGCGCCCATTGCTTGCTTCGCCGGGTCAATAGATTGACCATTCGTTGTGTAGCCTGGGCGATAAGGCGTTCCCGTGCCGAGCAAGTAGTAGTTGAACACGCCTTGCGTCGTCAGCTCGCCCCGCATGTAATACATACCGGTCCCCGTAGTCTGCCCCGTCTTAACACAGGCATTCATCGCGAGGTCGTATGTGTAGCCAGAGGCGCATGACGGCGCGCTGCTCATAAAGATACCGAGCGGCCAACTGTTCGGCGCCCATTGGCCCGTCATAGCCCCCGGCGTATTGTCCGAGGTCTTGTTGCCCAACTGCAGCCACGCGGGGATTGAAGTGTATCCGGTGCCGTTATCAGCATAGGTGTTCCCGAAGCATGGTTCCAGAAAATACTGGGTCCCGTTGTAGCTGTAGACCATGGGGTCGCCGTAGTTTGCTTTGCCTTGCGCCACAAAGAAAGCCTGGGCTTCGGCGAGCGTTGCAAACCATTGTGAGGAGGTCCCACCAGAGGTCTGCACTCGGAACTGAATAGGCTGACTCGGCGGAACAAAGACAGCGCCGGGCTCGCGCCCTTGGTCATACGTAAAGTAGTAAGCATGATAGCGCGTGCCCTGTATGTCCTGCGTTGCACCCATCTGTAGTGTCATCGCCTTACCGTGAAGCCCCTGGAGATAACCACGATGGGCGTCAAGGGCTTGGCCCAATGTCGCATAAGGCTGACTCGGGAAAGCATCCATCGAGGAGCCATAGCGGTTCAAGTCAGAGACATACCCGAGATTTGTGTTCAAAGGGCCGCTCTCACCCATTCCTCCGAACGTGAAGCTTGTTTCCAGAGTCGTCGTTGAGTCAGCTGGCAGAGGCTTGAAGAGTTCTCCACCGGTGCCACTAGTAGAATTGGGGTCGGTCGCAAAGGCGTAGCTTGCGGTGCTCGGGAGGTTAAACGCTACGGTCGCCGTCAGCTTGTCCGTCTCTTTGAACGGCTGGGAAGTCGCCTCTACGGTCTGCGCCGTATTGACAATGAACGTGTAATCCTCAATCGTGATGGCTTTGAGGGCGACCGCGGGATTTGGCACATCAATGTAAGTCGCGCCGTTCATGTAAGACACAGAACGCTCCGCACCGGTCTCAGCGTCAAACACACGGATTGACCCGTCGGCGATAATGACAGCGTAGCGTTCAGACTTGTCGCGCTCGATGAGGTGTACAAACGGTCGGACCGTTGGAGACGCCATGAGCTTAGACACAAATGAAGCGCCCGGGCGTTTCTTGAGTCCATCCACAAGGGAACTCACAGCGTTGTCCACCGCGCTAGCCTGATTGGAGCGCCGCAGTGTTTGCGCTTGTTGAGATACCCCGCCAACCAGATTCGAGATGTTTTGCTTAATGAGTCCCATTGGTTTTTACCTCGCGATAATTGAATACGCTTCGTTGTTGTCGTAAAGGATGTTGTAGTCAGCGGTTCCGCAGTCGTAATTGAGCAGGTTGATGAGTGCGCTCTGTTCGTCTTCGCGGGTCATGCCGTTGAGCTGGGCGTCACCGAAGAAATCCTTGATGTAGCGCCGGGTTGCTTTCACATAGACATACTGTTTGGCCGGCTCTGGAAGTTCATCAAAAGGGAACAACCAGGTCACATCAACCTTCACTTTGTCTGCGAATGCGTAGGAATGCCGGGTTCTGTCATATAGTTTCCCGCCACGTACCACCACATCATGCGTCGGGTCTGACACGTCCAGGCTTACCACTGGATAATCCGTGGGAATCAAAATCTGTTGGTTAGCACCCGGGGTCAGCTCAATTCCGTTTTCCTGGTTAAAGTCCCATGAGCCACTCTGGATTTCCCGGGTCACTAGTCGCAGGGTTCGGAGTGCTTGTTGGGCTTGAGTCAGTGGATTATTCAGAGACTCAATGGGGTATTCACCCACGGCGGCGAGCATTGAGTTCACCGCCTCAAGTTCAGTAGTGAGTGCCATGAGGCCTCCAAAAAAAAGGGCCCTCGAGTTTCCTCTTGGGCCCTTAGGGTTAATTCACTGCGATTTAGGCGGTAGCCAGTTCGACAGAGCACTCCGGACGCAGGACATCTGTGCCCAAGGCATACTTGGAGACGATGAGAGTGCCCAGCCGACGCGGGTCGTAGTTAATCTCAGTGTTCAGGTCCATCAGCTTCACGGTGCCGACAGCATCCGGCGTGGAGATGATTGCGGCGGTCTTGGAGTAGTCGCCACGATACTTCTCAAGAATGTTCGCCGGGTTCAGGTTCGCGGCGGTAATCTTGGTGTCATCAGACAGGTCCTGGTTAGGCAGGTGAGCGGTCTTAATCAGCTCGATACCACCCACAGCCGCAATGTCGCCGCGGGCATAGGAACCCTCGCCGCCGTACAGCTTGTTGATAGTGTCTTTGGCTTGGACCAGCAACGCCCACTGAGCCGGCTTCACGTAGCCATAGCGGGACTCATTGATTCCAGCGCCCTTTTCGTCGAATGCCACACCAGCTTGGAACAGGCCAGCTGCGAGCTGAGTGGCGTCGGTCTTGTAGTCAGCGTCCTTGAAGACGGAACCACCCGGGGTTGCGCCCGGAATATTCCCAACGGAACGGGCAGCCTTCAACATGCAGCGAAACACGTTCTCGTCCCAGGCCTTAGCCAGAGCATAGCCCATGGCGCGGCTATACGGAGCGCGAACATCGAAGTAGTTCTTCAGCTCTTCGATTTGAGCCACGAACACGTCGGAGTAGAGAATGTCATCGACAACGATGGTCTTCTCATTGTGCTTGATATTTCGTCCAGTGATTTCGTTACCCGGAACGTGGTAGCCGTAGGTGGCGATACCGGTGACCGGGAACTTTGCGGACTTGCCTTGGGTGATTGTGCGTACCAAGTGACGTTCCATGGTCACGCAGGCGGTTTGCAGAGCGGTCAGAACTTCAGCGGTGTAAATGTCACGGAAGAGGACATCAGCGGCGCCAGTGCCCAGGGACTGACCAATGTGGTTAACGTTAGCGTTAGACATGCTAGTTTTCTTTCTGAATTGAATTGAAATAGTGATGAGCCTTAAGGCTCGGGCTATTCGTCAGTTCAGTTCACCGCGCGTCTTCCTTCAGATTGTCGCCTCAGCGGTCTGTTGGTGTTTGCGAAATTACTTTGACTCGACGAGAGGACGCCACGTGGCTAGCGCTGCGTCTGACTCTTCATCACCAGGAGCCACCTGGGACGAACGAGAAGAGGGGACCCCCACACCCAGGGTAGGTCCGCGGGACGGACGAAGGGGCGCCGCTGCGCAGAGTGGGGGAGTTAAAGCTTAGAACGACTTGGCGGCGAACCGCTGAGCAACATCGGCGCGATACGCTGGGTCAGTTTGATACCGCGCGTCTTTCATTGCAGCCGTCACTTCGGCCATCGAGCGGAACCCGTTGCCATTTGAGGACGAACCCGAAGAACCGGAGAGGAGCCGCTGCGCGCCAGCGGTACCGGTGTATTTCGAATTGAGCCACTGAAGGGCCATCTTCGCTGAGTCCGTCCCGGCTTTCACCTGTGTGTTGAACATCGTGAGTTCAGCGTCAGACAAATTGGAAGCGGCCCAGGCCTTCATCGCATTGAAGTTCTCAGCGCCGCCTACAGTGTCCAGGAGCTCGCTCGTCGTCTTTTGGACAATCGCTTGCTGACCCGCTACATAGGTGTCAACCATTTCCTTCGGGATTCCCTTGGCGACCAATTCAGCATACGACGCCTCAGAGAGTGCGCCAGACGACATAAACTCTTGGCTATACTTTGAGAAGTCAAGGGGTTGCGCCTGTTGCGTCTGTTGCTGTTGGGTTGCAGGGCCAGCCGCCGGAGCCTTCGCCTGGTCAGTCGGAGGGGAACCCCCGAGCTTCTTTTCGAGCTCTTGATATGACTTAGCGAGCGATTCATAGTCTGCCTTGCCGTCCTTCCAGAACTTCTCCGGAAGATACTCCGGTCGTTGCTCTTCGAATTGCTGACGCAGTGCAGCGCCCTTGGCGGCCATCGCTGCGTCATACTCAGGGGTACCCGGAGCGGGGGCCTGAGTCTGTTGAGCCGCCGGGTCAGTCTGTTGCTGGGTTTGCTGTTGTTGCTCTTGTTGAGCCGGTCCA